GTCTTTAGCATTACGCACAAGACCTGCAAGATAGCGTCTTCCCTGTAACCATAGCTCATGTCCAATAACAGGAATGATTGGAATGTACTTACATGGAATCTCAGTCTGCTCTAAGATTGTGTCGCCTGTTACCTTGCACCACATGCAACGCTTTACATCAGCCATTCGACTCATGCCTGTTTCTGGGTCTTGAATCTCTTGCTCTTCATGCTCTAGGTAATAATACTCAGCAACTCGCACTGAATCTTCAGTAAACCAACCTTGAGCATCACCATTACCGGCTGCATCCCATTGCGTTTCTGGAACGTCTGGGTACATGCGCTTGAACTCATCTTTTGCCATTTCTTCGGCAATGATGCACCACTCAGCGTCTGAGCCATCAGGCTGTTTGCTGTGCGGGTCCATGTACACCTTGAATGGATCAGGCACTCGATCAATGTATATTTCCTGATCAAAGCTTGTGTCATCTGCCCAATCGTTTCTGACTCTGAAGTAACCAAGACCTGTATCAACCTGACTTTCTACGGCAGTATCATAAGCAATGGAAGCGTTGCTGTTATCTTGGATGTGTCTGATAAGACCCATGAGTACATCAGCGGTATCTTGATCAGCACCAGAATTAACAGGGCGAACACGAATAGATGGAGTATTTTGACGTATCTCATTGACCACCTTATCTCTAAATTGAAGCAGTCGATTGACCACAAGCATGGGCCGTTCCTTGCCTGGTCGGTTACGATCATACTTAGCAGCCTCTGGCCACTGATCACCCAGACGCGCAAAACGAATATCGTCCATCATCTCTTGACGGTTCTGAGCCGTAAACTCGACAGCCGTAGCAAACCGTTTTCTGATGGTTTCTAATATTTCTTCTGTCAGAGTCTCAGGCTCTGCGTTGTTGCCTAAGTCTTCGTAAATGCTATCTGCGTCTAAGTTTGCCATTGTATTGCTCGTAATTAGTTCATCCAGTTGCCGCCACGCATACCATCATCATGCCTTTTGCGTTTAATATTATCATTCTTTAATTGATCTACACATGTTGCTAAGTATCTGAAAGCATCCGCCCCATGTGAGTATTCATCGTGCAAAGGACCACCAGGCTGATTGGTAGTTGAGTTAATGGATCTACGGTAACGCTTCAAACACTCTTGCAGTCTGTGCGTCTTCTCTTTATCCATCCACAGTCTAGGGAATAACATCCTTGCTAATCTGATGCCATGCTCTACATCACCCACAGGAATGATCTCTGTTGACCAGCCCATAGCTTCAAGCAATTCCTGTGCAGACTTGCCGGTCTTGTAATCTTTTGTGACGCCATCATGAGGCAACCAAACTTTGCCCCAATTGTAAGGCTTTTGCTTGAGCTCGTTGCTGTACCAATCTAGCGTTTGATGTGTCTCTTCAATGTAATCAATGATTCTGCACTCAGAACCTGCTCTTTGAGCAATGATAATGGTCATTGCATCATTCCAACCTAAATCAAAGATTGCGTGTGTCTTTAGTGCTGGATCGTGCCTACATAAGTTAATGCGGTTTTCATCAAACATGGCTTGATATTCATCCGCATAAATCGCACCGTCTACAACTGTTTTGGGTTTTCCGTTCCAAATGTTGTCGTAATCCTTTGGGTTGTTTTCTAAGCAGTGCTGACGTTCTTTGTCAAGTACATTTGGAAACCAAGGATTGTCATCCCAGTTAATCGGTACAACCAATGAATCAGGTGGTGTATTAGCAATGAACCGTTGATAAGTGTCGTCTGTATCAAGATCAGGGTTGAGCGTGATCCAGACTTCTGAATCAGGCTTCCTGATGGTCGGAATCAAAATGTCCCAAGACTTTTTGCTAACAGTTTGCGCTTCTTCAACCCAAACACGGTCCACGCCTTCAAATGATTTAATAGATTCAACTGTGTGCGTAGCCAAACCCGCAAAAGAAAAGGTAGAACCGTTGATGCCCCTGATTTCAGTCTCAGTCACCGTAAAGAAATAACCAAGCTCTAACGCTTGGATCTGATCCACCAACAATGTGTGTACCGACTGTTTGATTGATTTTTGTACTTCACGAGCGCATAAAATCCTAAGTGGTGCTTGTGCTGCTTGAATCAGCAACGCTCTAGCAACGGACCAAGACTTGCCAGAACCTCTGCCACCATGAAAGACCTTGTATCTGTAAGGTCTGAATATTGCGTTGAGCTTTGGAGGAAACTTAACAACAGTTTCTTTATTCGCCAAAGTTCACCTTCAAAGAATGTTGAACTGGTCCACCATCAGCGCCTGTAATTTGCATTTTATCAACTTGAATACCGGCTGCTTTTGCTCTTGCTACTTCTGCGTTAATAGCAGCACTAAATTGATTGTTTTCTACAGCCGCTTTCCTAAGATCCAAAAGATCATCTAAATGACTTTCAAGAGTTATTCTTGCGTTTCTCGCAATTGGCTCCCTAATTTCTTTTACCCTTTGTGCAATCTTAGCGTCTGCCATGAGCTTAGAAGCGTTAACATTAACGCTAGAATCTTTTGTAGTTTCATTAACATCAAATGCTGATCTGTACGCATCTGATTGATTCATTCCAGACGCAACAGCACAAGCAAATGCCTCTTGTTTGGCGGTTAATCTAGATGTATCCGAACTCATTTAAAATCCTTTCTTTTGAATTTTCATCTTTAATCAAAACATTATAAGCTGATGGCAATAAAAAATTCACAAACGCAACAAAACAATGCCCAATTATTTTAGATTGCAATGTTGATGCAGAGATAAAGCGCAACTTTGATTTATCATTTTTTAACCATTCTTTTGTAATTTCTGGAATGTAAAAAAATATTTTTGTAGCTAAATCAAGACTTACATCATTATTTTTTATTTTAACTGGTTTATAACTTTTTCTTTCATTAACAACGACATTAACAACGTTGGTAAGGTTGTGAATTCCAAGCTTCTGTATCAGCCTTGACTCAAATTGATAAGCATCAATTTCAGACCTAAATCTTTTTACAATTTGTTTATCTACTTGTAAATTTTTTTTCCAAATTGATCGTATTTTGTTGCACTTGTGAGAGATTACACCTTTTTGCGCTTCTTTTTCATGAGCATCAAGTCTGTTCTTACATCCTTTACCAACGTAAAAAATGCAATTTGTTGTTGGATCAATCAAAGTGTAAACGTAATATTTATTCATCTTCACTTCTCTGAAACCACTGATCACATGAATCTGTGTCCCGTGTCGTACTGTACTCATCATCAACGTGAGGAAACAGCATACATTTGCCGTAACCTCGATCACTTCTAATTGGCTCGTAAAACTCGCAATTGTCACAAATCTTAGGCAAAACCTGAGCCACTCAAAACCTCTTCCAATTTACGCATGTAATGAATTGCCTTTTCTGAATCATCCGTTGATCCATCTTTTTTACCGGCCCTCATTGAATACTTGATAATATTACCCTTTAAAAAGCCACAAAATTCTTCTTTTGTCAAGACTGACTCCATAACAGCCCACGGTTGAATCGCCATTACTTTGTAATGAGTCCCACCCACCTGCATATCATCTGCATTAGTAGCCACTAAAAACTCCATAGTACGCTCTACCTACACAACCGTTCTCATTCATCTCTTCAACAGTCCCATGCCCCCCTAACCATTCATCAAGCAACTGCGCTTTAAGTTCTTGTGGATGCCCAAGGTATGCTGGAATGTCGATCCACTCAAACAATCTCACCGTTGACGCCATACGCCTGGCGTTGTCTATAATCGTTTCAGGTGAGTCTGTGTGTTGCAATACATTGTAGATCCACACCTCATCACACAGATAGTTTTTGATCGTAATATCTTCGCCTCTCTGTTTGCTAAACAGAATACCTGCATCTAGGTACCTGTCTGTAATCCATTCAGGATAATCACAAGGATCAATTACAACGCTCCCGTGATGCCCTACAGCCTTCAAAAGCATAGAAACGGGTCCACCGCCTATATCAACAATACTTTTGCCTTGTAGGTCATATACGGGCCAATAACCACCATCTACACCCGCGTTTATCAAACCCATACGATTAGCGTATGTAAGTTGCTTTACTTCTTCAGCAAATGTATTGACGCAATTACCCCACCAATCACGCTCAAACTGATCATGCTCTTGTCTGGTTGTCATAGCTTGTCAAGTCGAGTAGCTGCGTGATAATCACTGTACTGATCAGGGTAACGCTTTTGCAATTTTGCAATGTTTTCCCTCGCAATAATCTCTAACGGCTCATTCAAAATCTTTGCGCCCAAAGCCACAAACCACAATAGATCTCCAAGTTCTTCCCTAAGATTGTCTCTATCAAGCGGTTGGTGATAGACCGTGTATTTCTTAATAGCATCAGCCAGTTCACCCGCTTCACCGCTCATACCTAAACCTAAATGGTTCAGGTCGCCTAGAAACCCTAAATCTGTAGCGGTCTTGTTGGCTAGGTATTGATAATCACGCAACTCCATAAAATCCTCAAAATGGTGGCCCCCCAACTCTTTCCCACACCCCGGCTAACTAAAAGTTAATGAAATGTAAAAGGGGGACCAGTGATCGTTAGGCTTTTTGTGCCCGTTGTTTAAGTTGGTACTGTTTGCTCCATGCGCTTGCGCGTTCTTTCTGGTAGCACCCACAAGATTGACTGACACCCGCTAGGATGTTCTGAGCAAGGATGCTCTTCACAGTCCCGCACCTGCATCTGGCTACTACCACGCGCTTACCGTATATATTTGGTTTTTCTTCACCAATAACGGTCCAATACCCAAATAATTTACCCATTAGCTCTGGATTGTGATTACGTTTTTTCATGCGATTGATTTAGACAAGTTTTTATGCTCCCAACCGTCAATTGTATATGCGTACATCTTTTCTAAAGCCTTATATTCTTTGGTGGCAACAACAATTAATTTAATGTCTGGATGATATTTTGCCATACGTTTTATTTTTGTTTTGCTTTTGTCGTCCATCCAGCCCTTTACTTCGTGGTACTCAACGGAACCATCCATGTTTGTTATTTTAAAATCAGGCAAATAAGACACGGTTCCGCGCTTTACGCCTTCAAACCAAAAAGTTTCTGGCTCGTGTTCCCACTTTAAAATAACCCCACGATCAATCAAATGTTCTAAATATCTTGCATAATTTGCTTCCCATCTTGATCTAAAAAATTTTCTTTGCCCTCCTATTTCCCTCCATTGGGCTTTCCATGATCCATGTCCTGAAGCTTTATTAGCAGTTCCATTTGCAACTTTTGTTTTCATTGACTTTAAAACTATTAACGCTTTTTGTTCTTCAGACATATTATCATATCTTTGTTTTGATTTTTGAGACATTATCTTTTTTGATTTATCAGAATGAATCATACCCGTTGCGCCTTTTGGGTGCCCGTTTTTTTGTATCCATTCTTTCATGTGTTTACTTATTTGTTCTGAAGTTCGATTTAAATGTAAACCTTTATCATGAATAACCCTTTTCATTATTAATGCTTGTTCGGGTCTTTTTTTTCCTATTTTAGATAACGCTGCTTGTATTTGACCGTTTAACCAAGCTTCACTTGTTCCTCGTGCGGTTAAATGCAATGCGGATGCTTTGTGTCTTACTTGGTGTTCTTTTAGATTCATTTCATGGGCGCACCACATTTTTCCTTGTTTAGGATAATGCTCGGTTAAGAAAGACACCATCTCATGTGTCCAGGTGATTGGATTTCTTTTCATGAGCAAAAGCATACACAATTAAGAATAACAGTACAAGTTGTATTTCTATCGCGGATCATTTTCCCTATCTCCAAGTGGGTGAGGGTACGTGCCTTCCCCCCCTCCCCTAACCCTATAGGGTTTTAGGGGGAGGGAGGGGAAAGTTCCCCTAGTTCCCCTGAGGTTCCCCTAGGGGGATTTAGGGGGAAGTTCCCCTTTTTTCCCCTAGGGGGACTTTAGGGGGATTTAGGGGGACAATTTTCTCATCAAAATAAATTGCATTGCAGGGTCAATTACGATCCATCCGCTGTCTTTTATTGCCACAATTTCGTGTGAAATGAGCGTATTTATGAGCCTTCCTGGGTAGCTTTGAGACAGCTCATTCTCGATTGTACGGTCTGATTTGTCTGCCCAATGTACCTTAAGAAACTGTTTAAACGCCTGTTTGCTAATATAAGGAGCATCACTATATACTGGTTTACCGTAAGCGTTCCACGCCTGAATAAATACATCTTTATAATCTAATAGTTTCTGATTTAATTTAATTTCTGGATCGGGTTCTTGTGCAGATATAACTACGCAAGTATTAGCCACCTTACCCCACTTAGTAAGCCCCATTTCTATTATATGTAAATCAAAATAGATTTCTTCACCCTTACCAGGTAAAGCCCTTTGTTTAGTAATCACTGCCTTTCTAATACCTTCTTTTTCAGCAACCTCAATCTCAGTATCAATGTGCGCTCTGATGCCGGACCAACCTCTTCCGCCTTTAGCTGCATCTTTTCCTGAATGATGAATGACCATCACGGAAGCCACTAAAGCGTTCATGAGAAAGTCAAACCTCTGCATGATCGGCCCCATGTCCGTACCTGAATTTTCATTAGCACCTGCGCTGATTCGTGCAAGCGTATCACCAATGACCAGTTTACAAGTGGTGTTTGTTCTCTTCTCAGCATCTTTAATAAGCGCAATCACTCGATTGACGTCTACATCACCCTCATGAAAATTAACAGGTACCTGTACGATCAAAAGATTAGGTACGACACACTCGTGATACTTCTGATAAGCCTGTACGCGCGCCTTAACAGTTTCAGGGGACTCAGTAGCCAGATAAACCACTAACCCTGCCTCAGTCAGTCGATCCATCCAAGGAACACCTCTAGCAATAGCACAGGCCATATCAATAGCAAAAAAGGTTTTACCTGAATTGGAATCACCATAAAGAACACTGATGGTTCTACATGCAAGGACGGATTCAATCAATTCATCTGGTGGTACAAACTCTGTGGGGAGTTCATCAGCAAACACCGCACCCATTGCATCAAAGAGGTCTTCATCTTCTTTAATGAAGTCTTGAGAGAACGGGTCAATCGTTTGATATTTACGTTTAGCAGAACTGACTAGATCAGGTATTTGCTTGCGCCTAGAAACCCACCGATCATCATGAATAGACTCGGAGCTATCCATAAGACCACGCAAGTGATTAACAACAGCGCCAGGATGAAGACCGCCACCAATGAGAGAAGCAGCAAGATCCCGCAAAGAATCATGATAGACCTCTCCTGTAATGATTCTCCTGACGAGTTCTGCATGTCGTTTATCTTGCGGTACATCAACGATTTCCCCTGTGGCTTTATCAATCCTCTTATCAGTTCTAATGGCATACGCTAACGATTCAAAGCCGTTCAGCTCCCTGAGTGCGCCTTCATTTTTAATCGTGTTACCTGTTAAGGTCAGATAGCGCTCGTTAGAGTACAGCTCAACATTGAGGCCATCCCATGTACCCTTGCAACCTTGCGCTAAGGGTGTACCGATCCCAAACGCTCTAAGGCCATGCCCTGAAGGACTGATCTCAACATAAGACGCGCCTAAATGCTCCATGAGGCTGAGTGATTCTTGTGAGGGTTTACCGTTGGTAACACAGTGATCTATATCTACGCCGTTAATCCCATCACCGTTCAAGACAAAGCCAATCCCTGTATAAGCGTCTGCATCTTGATAGCGCTCAGAAAAAGCATCCATAGCCTCGTCATAACTGGCCCATGTTTCTGGGTTCGTTGAGCTGGCTTTACTGTTGAGTGTTTTTGCGTCATAAGGAATCTTTCTTCCCGTTTCATCGCGCCACACAACCCAGCGCGATAATTCCTTTAATTCTTGTGGGACTTTATTTAGGTTCATTCTCTCTTCCTTCCAAATAATCACTAATGGCTTTTACGGCTACATAAGAAGGATTAATAGTGCGCCGTTTAGCAATGTCTTTTACTGTGTTGTAGTGAAGCCCAGTTGCCTCTGAGACAAGCTTCAGCCTCCTATCTGATAAAGCGTATCTAATTTGCTCAAGCGTCATCATGTGTGTGTCCTCTGTTATAAAATGTGAATGAAGTGTTGACACCATACATGAATTAGTCTTATCATTCAACTGCCGTCACAACTTGCATCGTGCAAACCGTGACATAAATGGAGACAAGCCTGATGGCTATTAATCTAAAGACAACCTCTGGGCTACACGCCAACGGGGTTAAGTTGCTCGTATACGGACAAGCCGGAGCCGGAAAAACTTCGCTTATACCTACCTTACCCAACCCCATTGTTCTAAGCGCCGAGGGTGGTCTGTTATCTATTGCGGATGCAGATATACCTTTTATTGAGATTAGTTCAATGATGGACCTTACAGAGGCTTATGGATGGCTAACTGAATCTAAGGAAGCAGAAGGGTATCAATCTGTAGCACTTGATTCAATCAGTGAGATTGCTGAGGTAGTGCTTAACACGGAGAAAAAACAAACAAAAGATCCTAGACAAGCTTATGGGGCCATGCAGGAAGCCATGACCGACATCATACGTTCGTTTCGTGATTTACCGAACCGCCACGTGTACATGTCGGCCAAGTTGGATAAGTCACAGGATGAGATGGGCCGTATTCTGTATGCACCTTCTATGCCTGGTAACAAGACGGGGCAATTGCTTCCGTACTTCTTTGATGAAGTGCTTGCACTCAGGGTTGAGAAAAATGCGGACGGTGAGTCTACTCGTGCATTGATGTGTGACTCTGACGGGCTTTGGTTAGCTAAGGACCGATCAGGAAAGCTAGACGCATGGGAAGCACCTGACTTGGGAACGATTATTCAAAAAATTGGGGGGAAATAATGATACATAGACTAGCCACCGAATGGATTACGGCAAAGGAAGCCGAGCGGGTAGCTGTAGAAAAGCGTAGAGCTATTGAGGACCAGCTAAAGTTACATCTGAAGATACAGGAGCAAGATGAAGGGACCATCTCGCACAAAGATGATGTATACAGCATCAAGGCTGTGTGTCGCATGAACCGTAAAATTGACTCTGAAAAGCTTTTAGCAATAGCAGGTCAAAACGGCTATGCTGATCAGTTGGCTAATCTTTTTAGGTGGAAACCTGAAGTGATCCAATCAGCATGGAAATCTGCTGATCCTAAGATGATACATACACTAAGCGCCGCCATCACAATGGAACCAGGGCGTCCTTCTTTTTCAATTACAACAATAGGTGAATAACAATGGCATTATTAAATAACGTATTTGAACTCTCATCAGTACCTGAGCGCGAAGAGCGCAATAACGACTTTACGCCAATCCCTGCCGGTTGGTACACCGCTATGATGATGCGTACTGAAATACGACCCACCAAGAAAGGTGGTGAGATGATTAATATAAGGTATGACATTACAGGCCCTGAGCATGTTGGCCGTGTTGTGTTTGGGAACATCAACATTGCTAATGACAACCCAGTAGCCGTACAAATTGGCCACGAGCAGTTAGGCCAAATTCTTAGGGCTGTTGGCTTGGACCGCTTGCGTGATACTGATGAACTGTCTGGCCACACGCTTCAGATTAAGGTTGAGGTGCGTAAGTCTGAGGGTTATCCTGATGCTAACGAAGTGCGCGGTTGGAGAGCTATTTCATCCGGCGTACCTAAGTCACCCTTTGCGGACCTCAAAAGCGATCTAGGAGCAGAACCTGCACCTAAGAAAGCGTCTACCGGTAAAGCTAACCCACCCTGGGTTAAGTAACGATTGTCTCCCTCTTGGCGGTCTTAATGGCCGCCTTTTTTTTGAGCTAAAAAACATGAACATTCAAACCTTAATAGATGCTCACCATGAAACTTTACGAGAACCACCGCGTAGTCACTTGGGATGCTCCACACTCGGACATCCATGCGATAGATGGTTATGGCTGTCGTTTCGGTGGGCTGTGGTGGACAAACCCGGTGGACGAATATTGCGTCTTTTCAGAAGAGGCCAGTTGGAGGAACTACAGGCTATCAAAGACCTATTGGCCATTGGTTGCAAATTCAGCCATGCCCAAAAGCGCGTGGAGTTCGGTTCTAACGTATCCGGTTCCCTTGATGGCATATTAGAAGGTGGTTTACCGGATCACGAGCTAAAGCGCTTTGTTGTTGAGTTCAAGACGCACAATAAAAAGTCTTTTGATGAACTAGAAAAGAAAGGAGTTGAGCTTTCAAAGATGACGCACTGGGTCCAGATGCAAGTGTATATGTTGGGAACACAAATTACCCAAGCGCTGTATTACGCCACCTGCAAGGATGATGACCGTATCTATACCGAGATTGTCGAACTAGACACTGATAGGGCCACGTATTACGTTAATAGAGGTAAACGCATTGCCTTGTCTGATTCGATGCCTGAGCCGATTTCTAGTAACCCTAGTTGGTACGAGTGCAAGTTTTGCCCTGCATGGGAATTTTGCCATCAAAGCAAATTAACTAAAGAGGTTAATTGTCGTACCTGCGCTCACGCAACCGCCACCAAAGATAACGAGTTTACGTGCGCTCAATTTGATAATGAACCAATGCCGGTTGAATGGCAGAGACAAGGATGCACTCAGCATGTGCTACACCCTGATCTAGTTTCTTGGCCTAGGACTGTCAGCAAGGTGCAAGGTGAAGCGGTTTATATTATTGACGGTAAAGAGGTGCGTAACGGGGAACCTGATGCTTATGTGTTTAGTAGCAAGGAATTGATTGCTGATCCCACCGCCTGTGCCAATCAAGATGATCGGGTACAAGAACTGCGAGAAAGTTTTAATGCAAAAATAATTGAAAAAAGTGTTGACATTGATATGTAGTAGTCTTATTCTTACATCCAAGCCACGGGGCTAACAACAAAAACACCAACTTGGAGATAAAAACATGTTAGCAACAATTTCAGACGCAGTTCAAGAGTATGCAGAAAATGTAGGTCGCGATAATGCAAATCATCAGTGGATCTTATCTCCTTACGATTCTTGGGAAATTAATCCCTTTTATCGCGGCCCAGCCCAACCACATCCAGAAGATGATTGCTACGATTACGAGGACGATGACGAGTAAGTAAAACCCAACATTAACAATGGCCCCTACGGGGGCCAACACCCAACGGAGACATTACCATGACCACACTACTACAAATTGCTTTTATCTTGTCTGTAATGACCTATGCGCTAGTCGGCTTTGTGCAGGGTTATTAAGATGGAGTACGAACCCATAAACATAGCAGGGCTGAAATACAAACAACCAAAACGCAATTGGTTTAACCGTATGCGCGTTAAGCTGATTGATTGGCAGATTCAGAGTTGTTACAAAAGAGCCGCTCAATTAATTGAAAAGGCCAAAAAATTGGAGGACAAATAATGTTTAGAGACTCAAGAGTCACCATCACACCCGAAGAAGATAAAAGCTATCAAAGCCCACCTGAGCGCTTATTGTTTTGCGCGGTAATTAACTCAGCGTTAAACGATGCTCGTATGGCACCCGCTGATAAATCATTGATTGCCCGTGAAGCTATGGATTTCTTGTTAACTACGCGCTCTGATCTTTATCTAGAATTATTAGAGTTTGAACCTGAAGCGTTTAGACAAGGATTGGTACGCACCCAGCATTTAGAGTGTACGAGGCCATTAGATTACTTTGGAGAAAAGAAAGAGGGCCGAATGGCCTCAATAGAAAGCGAAAACAAAAAGCGCAGAGTGTTTCGGTACAACTACAAATTATTAAAATCTCAAATGTTTAACACACCAATCCCATTTAACATGATTTACGAAACCTCACCTTTGGTAACTAGACGATGAAGCATCTCGCAGAACTTAAACCCACTTGGAAGCCCATAGAGACTGTTCCTAAAGGCACAAAAGTTTTGCTTAGACTCAAGTACGGTACAGCCATTATCGGCGTGTATTACCCTGAGATTGGTGCAGAGTGGTGGTGCGGTTTACCCGTGTTTACAGAAGAACAAAAACAGGAGCTGAACAAATGAAAACATTAAATACAAAATTGATTGTGATCTGGTTGTTGGGTGTCGGTACATTGTCTTTTTGGTTATATGACATTGCCTTTAGCGCTGATACCGTGACCGTTGATTCTAAGCATTGGCAATGCACTGCAAGTCAACCAAAAGGAATAAATGCCGAGTGTATGCGACTGGAGAAAAAACTATGATGACAATCACTTGGAACGATAACGAATTAGACGTACAAGGCAGGATTATTAAATATTACCCAGCAACAAGAAACGCACACGCTGAAGGTGGTGATGTTGAAATAGAATTTATCTGGGCAGCACTTAAAACTTTTAACGGCGAGTATGTAAAAGTCGACATTATGCCGGTCTTAAGTGAGCGGGATTTTGAAGAAATTGAAGAGATTATTTTAGAGAGCAGAAACGATGAATAAAAGACACAAACACTATGAAGTCATTGTGGCTTGGGCTGAGGGGAAGGATGTGCAGTTTAAATATTGGGATGAGAAGCAATGGCGTGATTGGGGATACACTAGCTGCCCTTCTTTTACAGTAACTTCTGAATGGCGCATCAAACCTGAACCTAAGCCGGATGTGGTGGTAGAACTTAAAGCATTTGATGGGGAAGCTTGGATTAGTCGTGACGCAAACCTTCGTCTTACCTTTTCAGGAGAGGATGGCAGACTAATTAAAGCGGAGGTGATTAATGTGTGATTTAGATTGGTTTGTGTTTTATTTCTTTATGTCATTTAGTGTAGCGCTGTTGACTTCGTGTATTGCTGAAGATCTTTTGCAATTAAGAAAGAGGAAGAAGAAATGAGAAAAACTCCATCAAAAATCTGGCTCGATGAAGATTGGAGTGCATGGCAACATGCCGACCAAGGGGAAGGTAAAGCAATAGCATACATTCGAGAGGATTTAGTTGATGAGCTTTATGAGGCTTTGGAAGAGTGCGTGAAGCAGAACGTCGGATGTTCTGCTAGAGATATGGCAGAAGCCGCCCTTGCCAAGATTAAGGAGGAACAATGAACGACACAAAATTCACGCCGGGGCCTTGGCGCTTTGAGGTTGATGGAGATACCAATTACGCAAAGATTTTTTGTTCATCGAACCCGCATGACGGAGATAACCTTCGAGGTTACTGCGGCAAGCATAACGCCAACCTAATCGCCGCCGCGCCTGAGTTGTTCGACTGCTTACAGAGATGCCTTGATGAAATGGTGTGGATTGGGCCAAAGGCTAAAAAGACAGCAGAGGATTCCCACGCCGCCCTTGCTAAGGCGCGGGGGGAAGCATGAGTACCGCAACCGAATTGCTGAGATGGATATATGACGATCTTGAACGAGATACAAAGCTACCTTTGTGGCTAAGGGATAAAGTTCGAGATTTCCTCGCCTCCGAACCAGAATCCGATAAGCCTGTTGCGTGGATACGGAAAAACGGTTTACGTTTTAATGCAGACATCGAGCCGGATGGAGAGGAAGAAACACCACTCTACCTCCACCCCGCCGCGCAAGAAAGGAAGCCTATGACTCAGGAGGAAATTGATAAAGGGTTTTCACTAGATTGGTTTTACGGTTCGTTTGTAGAAGGCATTCGTTTTGCAGAAAAACATCACAATATTAGAGAATGATTATGAGATACGCACTAACACTATTTATTTTAGGATCAGCTATTTTGTACGGAGTCGCTAAAGCTGGGTCTGTTGGTTGTTACCAATTTGGAAATATTACGCAATGTTCTAACGGAGTATCCGCGTACCAGTTTGGGAACATAACGCAAATTCAAACGCCTCCCACAATACAACCGCCTGCCATACAACCAATACAGCCAGTAATCCCAATTCAACAACCGTATCAACCAATTTATCAACCATATCAACCATATCAACCATATAGATAAAGTAAAGCCCCTAAACAGGGGCTTTGTCTATTAAGCGGAAGCGGTTGGAGTAGCTTTTTGTAGCTGTTCCGTTACATCACGCTCAATCTTTTCAATAATCGGCTTTACTTGCTTGTAAGCACCTGCATTTAAAGCACCTAACACAATATTTAATTCATCCAAAGTTAAGGTAAGAGTAAATTCATTCATAGTTGCATTTAATTTGTAAAATTATGTCATAAATAGTGTGTTGTGGAGTTAAATCAATGTTTAATCCAGAACCACAATTTATTGTAGCACAGCCGGAAACTGCAATTATTTGGATTCCGATTCCCACTTTTTTAAAAGTGAACCAAGATCATCAGCCGGTAAATGAGAGGCCCCAAAAATTGCTAAAGCTAATGCTTCTATTGCATGTTCTTGTCCATCTGTTAATTGATATAAACCAAAAGCAGAAATGATTAACATGATTCCGCGCCAAGTTGATAATTCACCCAGTCTATTCAAAATAAATTGTTTCATTTAGTTTCTCTCTTTTTTAAATAAGCAACTGCTAATTCTACGCCTAAATTAGCTTCCCATTGCAACAATTGAAGACCAATAATTTCTAATTCAGCAAGCACACCTGCACGCTTAGAAGCGTCATCAATTTCTTTATCAGCCCAGCGTTCTACAGTAGCTAATATCCTAGCAAATACATCAGAGCTAAGAATTAAGTTAGCAAATGCTTGAATAGCTTCCAAAATAATAAAGTTCATCTTCTATCCTCCAGTTTTGTTTCAATACGGCCAATGGCCAACTCAATACGACTTAAACGCAAATCAATTTCTTTAGCTTGTTGCTCGTGTTTGTCTTTATGAGACTCTAAGCTGTTCTCTAATTGCGAAATGCGGTAATCATGATTTTGAATTAAAACCCATGTTGCAATTGCTGCGCCAATAAGAATTAATCCAGAATCCAACCACTTTTGCATCTCCGCGCCTCTCATTATATTTTTGATAGTTGAAAGTGCATGCCATCTGGTTTACTCCATGTACCGCCCCAATCAAACCCAGCATCAGTAAAGCACTTCACTAATTCAGGTGACATAGTGGGCTGTTTACCAAATTGATTCCAAGCCGCATTTATGTCGATAGCAATACCCCAAGAGTGTAGAGAACTAGAAGTAGCGCCACGCTTCCGGCGAATATTAAAACAACCATCCCAAGTACGAATTTGAGCAACCAACCCTCTCGATATAACATTTGCAAAAGCAATACCCAAAGGAGCAACAAGGTCGCGGTTACAATATATACGTTTAGGTATCGCTCCATGTTCTAACTCAGTTGGTACATCCCAAAGCACCATAAACTTTTCGGTTTCAGGTGGGCCATATTTTTTAAGGGCTTGTTGTGATGTAATCATGTCTTAATGCAATACATTAATGCAATGTTAATAGGTCTTGCTTCTGCACCAGAAGACTGTGTGCTTATTCCTGTACCGGCTCCCTGAATAGAGATACCAGTTCCGGCACCATTAGTGCTAAAGTTACCAAAAGAACCAACAGTTGACCCGTTGGTCGGTCCATTTGGACCGCCACTGGTAGCTGCATAACCAGTTATTGTGTGAGCATGACCAGGATCATTGACGCCGTGAGCATGGCCCGGATCATTTATGCCGTGAGTATGCGGAGCGTTACTTGCAGTCTGAGTCGATCCTAAAGTTCTTCCAGAATCTATTGAGCTTCCGTCTGACCAGCCGCGAACAAAATAACCTCTTAAGTCAGGAATGTTAAACGTGGTGCTGCCGTCACCTGTGCCGTATGTTGTACCAATTGCATTAAAGAGAGTGGCGTATATTGTTCTTGAAATAGCAGAACCATTACACTCAAGATAACCAGTAGGGGCAGTTGCACCGGCATAGTTAATGATCATACCTGAAGGAGAAGACAGAGCAGCACTGATTGGCCATTGAGACCCAAAGTTAGTGCTGTCAACACCTAAATTTAAAGTAGGGCTTGAGTAATCAATGTAAATTTCATGGTTAGATCCAGCCGTAGTTGTGCCAGTCTGAACCGCAACCGGAATACTTGAAGGATTGGTTTGAATCAAGCCATATTGAAATGATGACAATCCAGAATCAAGCGCATTTCCAGCATCCATTCTAAGTGTTATGTTTGTAACACTTCCAGTAAACGATGCAACCGAAATAGTTCCGTATTGAAGCCCGGAAGCGCAAGATAATTTAAGCCTTCTATTTACCTGAAGAATGGCCCTATTGTCACCACTTACACTGAAGCTTGATGAGGTTAGGAAAGTTGGAGTACCACCGAAAGTCTCCCAATCTCCAGATAACAACAACAAAGTAGCATCATTAATGCCTGAGATTTGATCATAGGTTGAAATAGTGACGCCATGCGTCTGACCAGATAACGGTGGTCCTTCAAGAACAATCTTGTAATATTGTCCTGCTTGCAACCAGATTTCACCGCCTGTTTCACCTCTAGCATCTAACTGAATAGGGTTAGTCCATGCAGTTAAGGCCGTGCCATCTGTGTATGCTGTTAAAGGCGTAGTTGTACCTGCCGCATAAAACCACATTAAACCGCCGGCTAAGAATTGAGCGTCATTGCTCCACTGGTTTTCTTGAAGTATCGGACAAAGGTTAGCTGCTGACATTATGTAATCCTCTTATCTAAATCTGCGCTTCAGGTATTCTGGAACATTGGTTGTTGTGCGCTCTAACATTTTGGAAATACCAGAAGGTGCTTGACCCGCATGATACGCATTTAATAACTGTTGGAACTGTTCAGGATTGCGTAATGCTTCATCTAAAGCAGCAGCGCCTCTTGATCTACCTAAAGCATCTACCATATTTAAAATGGTTGCAGTCTTGCCGCCACCAGGCACTAAGCCTGACTTCATGAGTGATGTTAAATACGTTGCGGTAGGTGAGCCAGAAACCGCTCTAGCGCCTTTCTGAGCGTTTTCTAAAGCAGACATAGCCATTGCAGCGTCATCTAGGAAGCCGCGCCCTGAAGGTGTCAGACGGTCAATTTCAGACGTACCTAATTCTTTAGTGGTAACGTCTGATGCTGCCTTACGCATTTTGTATGGTGTAATAGAGCGGATGGTAGTACCAGGAATAACAGGAGCGTTCTTGAACATATCTAGGACATCTCTAAACGCTCTACCCTCTTCAATGGGTCTAATCTTATTTACATAAGTTGATAAGTATTTGTCCCATTCACCCTGACTAGCAGCGCTTAATCCTTCATCTAGCGCTGACTTTAATTCCATTGCACCTTTACGGTTGGATTTAATCGCATTGGCTAATCTGTCGTTAGGACCAGCCATTCCTCTTAAAGCGTCATCAATTTGCTTTCTAGCTGCGTATAAATCAGAGGGATCAGGTCCAGTTGGATAACCTGCACCTTCTGGTCCACCTAAAGCAGAACGTTCAGTTGCTTTTATGGTGCTTTGCAATGGAAGTGATGCTCTGCCAACCTCACCAGGACGAACGCGCATTTCTGCCATTGTCTCGGTTAATGGTGCAGTCATTTCAAAAACAGTAGGAGACTTTCTAGCCTTTTCAAAAGCGCCTTGTCTTAATGCTCCAGTTTCTTCATTAAGCTTTTCTATAGCCAAGCGTTCTTGCTCACCTGTTAAAGCTCTCTTTTCTAAACCAGCAATGATGGCTTGCTGATTCTCAATATCACGTTGCATAAAATCAGCAGGCGCCCTGTTGCGAGCGTTCATTTCAAGCTCTAACAATCTAGGATCATCTGTAATCATGCCAACAGTCGGTTTTACGCCCTCAGCGCGTCCAAATGGAGGCAAAACAGGACCCGCTTGTCCTGGTGGTGGAACATTGCCATACACACTAGATAATTCTCTTGGAAGCGTTGCACCGGCTGTTTCCCTAGATATTTCTCTAAGAGCGCCGTACTGTGGATTAATAATGCCACGCCCGTATCTAGCCATGCCCGTTATGCCTTTTGCAGCCGGTCCCATAACTTCAGGCAATACAGCGCCACCTACAGCGCCTGTGGCTGTAGCTTGTGAGCGTTCAAAAGCGTTTGAATAAGGACTTAAACCGGCTTGTGCGCCACCTAATAAAGCATTGAGGCCAATTCGCCCCGCTGTCGTTGTTGCTCCATAAGGAACTGCCATGCTTTCTAAGGCCATCATTCCAATATCACCCGCCTTAGTTAAAGATGGTGCATTTTCAGATTGCTGAGTCAGTTCTTCACCTTTCTTTTGCACAAATTCACGGTAAGGTGAGTATGGTTGCCCCATTTCACCTGAAATCATGCGTCCAATGTCTGAACCAATCTCTTGTGCGCCAATCAGTTGTTTTGTTAAACGTAACTTCATGCCTTCAGAAAGGCTACCTATATCTGTGCGCTCTAGTTCTTTCTTGGGTTTCTTTTTTGCAATGCTTAATGCTTTTGCAAAAGCGTCCTCTTCAGAACCAACGGGTTTATTACTTAATGCGGATGCAAACTCTTCATATGTCATAGCCATTATTGCGCTCCAGAAGATTTGTTCATCCTCTTGAAAATTGTCTTTGCTGACTCTTCAGATAAATATCCATTATGTACAGCATCAATCAATTGTTCAGGTGTCATTTCTGCTTTTTGTGCAATAAATGCCTCTTGATCTCTATAAAATTCATCAAGCGCAGCTAACCTGTTTTTAATTGGTTCATTAGATGCAGGATCACCAACCGCTTGCAATCGTGCTTGATATTCTTTATCCGATTGAGATCCTGGTGCAAAAGGAGAAGATTTTGCAAGCTGTTGGGTAATGACTTGCAGTTGTGCCGTAGCATCTCCACCAGGAATTGCTACACCAAACACTTTTGCAATTTTACTAATGCCTGATTCAAGATCACCTTCAATAGATTCCCGAATCAAATTACGAACCTGTTCAGGTGGTTTTGCTCTGAAATAAGTATCAATAGCCCGTTTATCCGCAAGCTTTTCTTCTGTGGTTAATTTAGCTTTAATTTTGGCTTCTTCTTCAGCCCCTGCAACGGTTGCTTTTTCTTCTGGCGTTACGCCTTTAGCCATTGGCAATGTTTGCCCTGGTTGCATTATTTCGTACTGAGTTGACTCTGGAGCAGGACCGTATTGCGAAGACATTGGCCCAGCTCTACGAACATTTGGATTTGGAGGAAGCAATTCAGGAGCGCCTGTTGTTTGGTTTTGCGTAACTTTTCCTCTAAATTCTTCTGGGGTATAGGCTGGAGGAAGACCACGCACAGCCCTCTCACGATCAACATATAGTTGATTCTCCATCCAAGGAGATTTATACCCACGGCCCAACGCATTAATCATTACCTGATCAGGCGTGTGTTCTTGTGGGTTAAAATTGGCAGGTAAATTAAAGCCTTTACTTCTTAAATCAGAAGCAGCTGCACCAATTTTTCTATTGTACGCTTGCATGTCTCCTGTTTTTAAAGCCTCTTCTGCAATAGGTCCAAACACTTTAGATACATACTCTTGTTGAGAAGCATCCATTTCCATGCCGGTTTTTGCGGTTGATGCTTCTGCCTGCCTTATTTGCGCCTCTTTTGCTCGGTTTTCTAAACCAAGTTGTTGCATTTCCATAGCCATTTTTGGGTTATAAGCACCAATTTGTTCATAAGATGGTATACCACCAGATTCAGCAAACAGTTTTCTTAAACCGCGTTCCGCTGTTAAATCTTCTTGCGCTTTTTCCAAAGCCATTTGATCCATTTGAGAAGAACGTGAATTTTTTAAGCCTTGATAAAATTCTTGTCCTGTTGGTTGGGACGCATAAATCATCCGCATGATTTCTGTTAAATCAGACATAAAAATACCTATTAGCTAACAAACGTGTAACCGTATGAATTATTTGCTAATCCAGCCTGATTTGCGGAGTTAGCTGTAATCGGAGAAACAACATTACCCATGTTAGAACCACCAATTCCAGAAAAATAATTTCCTAAACTTGATAAGTTGCCACTACCATAAGCCGATCCTAAAGATGATCCAATGTTGCCAATACCTTGACCAATAGCCGCATAAGGAGCGCCAGCCGCGGCTGCATTAGCATTGCCAAGATTCTGATAGGCGTTGCTAATTGATGAGCTTTGACCAATTCCAGCCAAAGCATTTGCTGCGTTTAACCCAACACCAGAAGCGTTGGCATAATTTGCAACATTTTGATTAGATTGATTAGCAGCCGTGTTATACAGGTTGGCTTGTTGACCAAGAACATTAGCCGTTTGTTGTTGCCCTTGTAGATTTTGACTAAACGCATTGCCGTATGCTGTTTGTGCTCTTTGCCATGCGTTTTGGAAACCTGTAGCCGCTTGGTTTTGAGCGTAATTGTTAAGGGCCATTTCATTTGCACCCGAAAGTAAGCCACCCTTAGCCGCAGAAGAATTGTTAATAGCTTGCAATCCTTGTTGTAATTGCATTTGATAGCCTGGAGTAGCTTGTAATTCTGCAAGATTATTGACCATTGGCGTATACAATGGGCTTTGTTGATACTGCGACATTCCATAAGGAGTCGTCATACTGGGTACAGCGTTGGCGTATTGACCAACAGTATTGTTATAATTACCCATCGCCGTACCGTAACCTGATAAGGCACTTTGGTAGTTTGGTATATTTGTTTGACCAAACTGGATGTATGGGTTTATGTTGTTTTGAGCCGTGTTATAAACACTTTGTTGCCAGGCTAACTGCGCTGCTGCTTGCTGTTGGGCTGCGTCCGCAGCACTACTGGCTCCGGCTGCGCTTACGCCAGCCCCAATTGCGGCTCCTGCTACTGCGAATGGCATAAACGCCTCCTATCTGATCGTATGCAAATAATAAGTGTGATTCTGTCTACAGGTGAATCATTCCGTACCCAATGAGTTATTTGGTTGTTAAACCAATAAACCTCACCAGGTTGAGCAGAATATTCGCCTTCCTCAAAGCAAAACGCTTGATTTGGATGTGCTTCAAGCTGAATTGCATATTTATCGTAATACGCTGCATGCCAACTAACGTCAACATGAGGAGCCACGGAACCACCTGGAGGTATCCGTGTAATGAGTATGCCGCCAAGTCTTTCACCTTGAACGCGGCTCATAATTTGAAAAGCTAAATCTTTTACAGCAGGTAATTGTTGTGCTGCTTCATACCATACAGGATCATGTTCTTCATTAAAATCAGACCATGAACCATTAAACTCTGCGTAATCCCTATATCGCACCCAAATGTCTGATATTCCCGTATGAGGACTATCATACCGTTCAGTACGGTTTGTGAACATATTCCACAGTTGTGGATTCTGCTTGATTTGAAGTAATGCCGGAATGTGATCTACTGCACCTATCGACAACACATTGTTCAAACCATTTCCCTCACAAGTTCAATTGCTGTGTGGTTTTGCACGTTCATATCACATAACAAATTAAATCTATGTATGTTAAACGGCAAACCAAATACAGTCCTGCACACTTTAGACATTACAGCAGGATCAAAAAGATCCTTAAACTGTATCCTGTAACCTTCAATCTGACTTAACATGTCTATTGAGTCATTTGGCATTAAGGGAAACGCCATTTTTTCCAAAGAATCGTTTATTTCAGTTAATGAACGTTCAATAATTAATTTGGGTGCTGAATGAGCGTTAATAGCTTCAATTTGATAAATTGCGCTTGTTTCAGCTATACCAAACTTTAAACCAAACCCTTGTTGATCTAATTCATTCAACGTGTGATAAATAAAACTTTCATGCCAACACAAACTAACATCAGTGGTGAAAAGATTAGCGGCCCAAGCTGTGCCTGAGCGCGGTAATCCAATGACCATAAAATCAATCATTTCTTCTTACAGCAACCAGCCTTACTTTTACGGGCTTCAGAATAAGCAATTGCGGCCGCTTGTTTGACCGGTTTACCGGCTTTAACTTCTGTAGCAATGTTTTTGCTGATTGTCTTTTGTGAAGAACCTTTTTTTAACGGCATATTGACCTCCAGAGATATTTATAATATAGCAAAAGTTGGGTCTAACGTATACCACCCTTTGTCATTCAAATTGTTGATCTGCTTAAAGATTCGATCCATTTGAGCGCCTACATTTTCAAGAGAGTATTTTTCTCTTGTATTGTGTGCAATTCTTTTACGATCTAACTGTCCTGCAAACTCAACCGCTGTCACCCAATCGCCTAACGTTTTACACCTAAAACCAGTAACTCCATGCTCAATGGTTTCACAGAACGCCCCATAATCAGAACCAAGCAACGGAGTACCGCATAACATGCCTTCAACACCTGCACCGCCAAAAGGCTCACAGTATTGTGTCGGCATAACCATAGCGTATGCGTTCCTTAGAAGCTCGCTACGGGCCAAACCGGTAACAGGCTCACGGTACATCAAGTTAGGTATTTCTGGGTCTATAAATAACTCAGGATAACCAGAACCACACATCACTACCGGCATATCAACATGCCTTGCAATCTCTTTTACAGTTTGCAGTCCCTTACACTCAATAACTCGTCCAAAATAAAGCAGGTACTTGCCTTGATCATAACTTGGAGTCCAATCATCTAAGTCATAACCCATAGGACAAACCCATTGATATGAGTTTCCTTGCTTTTGTTCCTTACCCTGATGCCATGACCACCATTGATAGGTTTCATAAATCCTTAGATCCAATCCGCAATCAGGGTATCCAATCCCTATCTCTACGTGCTTTGCTTCTGGAAACATTTGAGCAAAGTCTGCGTGTGTAACGCCAAACGGATGACAAACAATGTCACCGGGTTCAATGCGTTTTGCTAGTTCTTTTCTTAATTTAGACGTAAACGCTCTATAAATATCAGAATCAAGGTTTGCCTCACCGTGAGGTGGTGCAGAGTTCATTTTTTTTCTTAATGTTTCAAATTCCTGAGTGTCAAGAATTACAACATGCTCATTTGCAACGGATTCTGATCCTTCGTTACTATATTCAATGACCTCATATCCAAATGGACGCATCATTTTTGCAAAAACTCTACACCTATTGGTAAACGCACAATGAGAAAAACTTTTTTTTGGAACTGTGTGAAATAAACAAAGAAGATGAAGTTTCATTTATACAATTACCCATGTTGCTCCTGATGACACGGTGATTGTAACACCAGAGGCAACCGATACAGGACCGGCTGACAATCCGTTATTGGTTGCGGCAATTGTGTAATTTGCAGCAATTGAATTAGCGTTGATTTGTATACCATTAGTGGACACATGAGCCACTGCGCTTAATTCACCTGTGCTTGGCTTGTACAGATAGTTAGGATTACTTGTGTAAGACGTTGTAATAGGACCAGACGTTGATGCAGCAAAAACAGGATAAACATTAGTAGCCGTAGCAATGTCGTTGCTAATAGTTGAATAAGGACCAGTTGCGCCTGTTGCACCGTTGCTTCCAGAGGTTCCTGATGGGCCTGTCGCGCCTGTAATGCCTATTCCAGTTGCACCCGTAGCGCCATTGGTTCCTGCAACGCCAGTTGGTCCCGTAGCACCATTCGTCCCTGCAACACCCGTTGCTCCCGTAATGCCTATGCCTGTCGCGCCTGTAATACCTATACCGGTTGCACCCGTTGCGCCCGTTAAACCAGTGGCCCCCGTAATACCAATACCCGTTGGACCAGTACTGCCTGTAAGCCCTGTGGCTCCTGTAATACCAATGCCTGTCGGCCCAGTGCTACCCGTTAAACCGGTTGCACCTGTAATGCCTATACCGGTAGCTCCGGTAACACCTGTTAATCCAGTTGCGCCGGTAATCCCTATGCCAGTTGGTCCTGTGCTACCTGTTAAACCAGTAGCGCCTGTAATCCCTATGCCAGTCGCGCCTGTGATACCGATACCTGTAGGACCGGTAATGCCTTGTGGCCCTGTTGCACCAGTGATACCAATACCTGTAGCGCCGGTAATACCAATACCAGTCGCGCCTGTGATACCGATACCCGTAGCACCCGTTGCGCCTGTTATACCAATACCTGTAGGACCGGTAATGCCTTGTGGTCCTGTAGCGCCCGTAATACCGATACCTGTAGCGCCGGTACTACCTGTTAATCCTGTGGCCCCAGTAATACCGATTCCGGTAGCTCCAGTTGCTCCTGTAATACCAATCGAGCCTGTAGCGCCTGTTGGACCTGGTGTTGTTGAGGCTGGACCAGTCGCTCCGGTTGTACCTACACCTGTAGCACCTGTCGCACCTTGAGGACCAGCAACAGTAGATGCAGGACCGGTAGCACCCACACCACCTGATGAATAAGGCAAAAGATTCCAAGTGGTAACACCGTTACCTACTTTAAATTTACCGGTATTCGTTTCAACACCCATTTCACCGGATGCAAGGATTGGATTAGCGGTTGACCATTCAGACGCTAGACCTCTTCTTAACTGAATTTGAACCGTCATACTGGTTTCCCGCTAGTAACTACTGAACCTCCATTTATTGCGGTTACAGAACCACCGTAGACTGAACTAGGCGTTCCACCGTCAATAACAGGGCTTCCCTGATAACTTAATTGCTCTTGAACCTGTTGAAACCATTGCGTCCACGCAAGCGCCATCTGCCCATTCTGTGATAATGGAGAAGATCTAAATGGAGGCTGTTGGAATGCCATTACTTTTGCGCCTCTGTCGCATAAGCTGCTGCACTCATCAGAACCACTTTAACCGGATCTGAAATGCGGAACTTGAACACATAGTTTCTTGATACTCCAAGCCTTCTCCATTCAGCACGTTTCAAGAACTCACCCTGATCACCAAAGTTAGTCCACATTTCCATTCCCCACGTAAAACCACCATCCCTTGAAACTTGCAACATAATCTGTGGGCTTTGTCCTTGACCGCCTGACGTACCTACACCT